TCTCTGCTGGATCAATCACACCGTCAGCCTCCATAACCGCCCGCGCGCCATTCACCAACCGCCGCTGCACATCGCGCGGCGCTTCCTCAAACTCAAACAGGTTATCCCACGGATCGGCGTCCGGTGGCGTCTGACGGCAAATGAAACTGCGAATTGCCGCCACATCGTGCTCATTACTGGACAGCCCATTGTGTTGCGCTTCCTCAACAATGTAATCGACGATGGCGTCAACCTCTGCGCTATCCATGTCACCATCAGCCCAGCACATAGCGACAAGAACCCGCCAGCCATGCACGCAACACCGCCGCTGTTCGACGCCAGCGGCCCCATGTGCGCCTTGCGGCGGGGGCTTTGCCTTATCTGCGGCAACCCCCAGTACCACACCGAAATAATCTTTCGGATCATGAACCACACCATCAGGATCGATAACCGACTTGATCCGTTCAACTTTGAAAGTCCGTCGTGCATTCCGCTCAAAACAAAACGCCTGCAGGTTCATCGGCTTGTTCGGATGCCGCTTGATAGCCTCAATGCGAATGCGTCGCTGGGATGCCTGGCCCTTCGCATCCACATACTCGATCATGACGATAATGCCATGCAAATCCTGATCGGTTGTTTCCCAATCAGATGCCGCACTTTCCAGAGGCTTCGCCTTTGGTTTCTCAGGCTCCCGATCCCGAGGCGAATAGAATTTGACCTCAACCAATTTGCCAAAATCTATTGGCGGTGCGTCGTGATCTTCGATATCGGCTTCTGGAATGAATTGCTCGCGCCCTTCTATGACCGGCGGCGGCGGCGGATTTCCGAACAACGATTTTAGTTTCTCAAACATGGGCATTGGCTTCCTTATAGAAAAGAAGCACCGTACTAGACCAATCCCCTTTTAGCAGCCCGTTTGTCCCAAGCCTGACCGATGAATTCCGGTATTTTCTCGATGCCCTTGGCGATTGCCCGTTCCTGATTGATCCGCTTGCTGATCCGCGCACGCGGGAACAGGACGTACAGGATCGGCGGTCGATCTGACTTGTCCCGGCCATCAATCAGGAAGCCACCATCACCCGAAGGAATGAACACCAGCGGGATGCCGCTTTCGCTTGGCGTGGCTGGACGCCGCCCGCTGCTGTCCATCGGTGCATGTTCCGTTGGCTTCGCCAGAAGCTTGCCGCGTGTCGCCTCGATCGTGGCACCTTCTGAAAAGATGGTAATCAGATCGATCGCCTGTGACCGTCGCCCGGATGCAGCCTTGTACCGTGCAACCGAGAACAGCCGCATTTCCGGTGTCAGGCTGCTGCCCTTGCGCGGCGTTGGCTTTACAATAAGCGTATCACCCAACGCTGCACCGGACTTACCGCGACGAAATTTGCCGCGAGTGATCTGCCGCCGCATATCCCGGCGGGTGGCATAGGTGCCCTTTCGCAACCCGCTGGTGATCGACTGCTTCACAACCCGCACTTGCGATCTGACTTCCTTTTCCAGATCGCCACGAATGGCCGCCTCGATCCGCAGTTGATTGAACCGTGCCATGGCCGTCACTCCGCTTTTTTCAGTTGTGCTTCCCAGTCTGCCATGGTGGCAAAGGCATCCAGCATTTTGGCTGACTGGTCATTGATCCCGCCGGGATCGGGCAGGTACCCTGACCCGCCCATGCCCGGCCCGCGATAGGCGTCATAGACAAGATAGAAATCACGCCATCCGGGCCAGACCCGATCCAGCCCTATGCGGGGGTTTTCGCGGTGGATTTCTTCCGTGACCGGGCAGCGCCAGCCTTCGCCGCCGTCTGCCGGGTACCTGCCGCCTTGGAAGTCTTTTGATCGCCAGACGATCCAAGCGGCGGTGCGGAGTTTTTTTCATCTTGCCCCGACAGGCTGGACAGATCATTGATCCGGTTGAAGATCGCAATCAGGTCAGGTTTCGGCAGATAGCCGATCTGGTCCACATCACCGCCGCCATTGACCACGCGCAGCGCCAGCGGCTTGTCATCAGACCCGGTTATCCCGGACCATTTGAGCAGGCCGCGCGCCACGGTCTGAATAACCAGTTCATCAAACCAGTGCTGTTCCGCCGCGAACAAGCGGCGATAACCGGCATCGTCGAGCATGAAGGCATCATGCAGCCGCTCAAAATCCAGCGCCAGATCATCGCCCCAATGCTGCTGCGCCGTGGCGGCGGCATCATCCAGAACCGCCCGCGCTTCATCAATCCCGTTGCCGACAACATTGGCGAGATTGTCCGTCATGTACTCGATCCGCCCGGCAAGCGTTGGCACGCTGCCGACCGCGATCATCACCGCGCGATTGACCGCCGCGCGATCGCGCAGGGACAGCGGCTTGATCTGATAGCTTGGCGGCGCATCCTCACCGGCATAATGATCTGGCGTGAAATCGATACGATCCGCCGTTGAAATTGGCAGCTTCATGGCATGGTTCCTTGGACTGACTGTTGAAATTGTTGTGATGATTGGCATGGTTCGCGTGATTGATAGGACGGGCGGCGGCGGAACCATGCCGTGGTGAAACCGCCGCCCGGCGCTTGGTGGTCCCTCAAGGATGGGGGAAGGCTAAAAACCCCTTAGTAGACCACCAGCGCTATGCCGTTATCCTGACCGATCGCTTCAAAGCTTATCTGGTCTGTACGCCGCCCGCTGCGATCACCCGGCGTGACGTTCTGATAGCGCATTTTCGGCACCATCATCGCCACCCGGTTGCCCGCAACCGCACCGGCGCGCGCAAGGAAAATCCGTTCGGTGCCACCCCGGAAATCGGCGAAGGCATCACGGGTCGCGACCAGTGAGGCATTCGGATCGATCGACCCGGTGATAAGGCGCTGCGTGTGCACATATGGATCAAACCCTTCCAGCTGGTTCGGGTTGGGATCGAAGGCACCCTGAATGCCTGTATCCACCGAGAATTCATTGATCGCGACGGCTGACCGGTCCAGCAGCGCTTCACCGTTTTTCCAGATCGGCGCGCGAACACTGTCAAACACCGCATCCGATGGCACCGCCAGATCACCCTTGTCATGGAACATGCCGTTTAGGGTGAAGGTAGCAACCGCCGTCTGACCTGCCGTCCACGCAAAACTGACATTGCCGCGCACGCCGGTTAAATCCCAATGCACGCCGTCATGATATTGCCGGAGCGATGCCGCCGGGATCGCCGTCGATGACGGCAGATAGGCCACCGCTGGCAAAATCTGGTAATCCACACCGTCATCAAAAACATTCTGAAAACTCTGCGCCAGCGTCGCAACCTTGCCGGACGTGTAATCAATGATGTGACCAATGCCGCTACTATCGCCGCTGAATTCCACCGGCATACCGAGATAGGCATCAGCGGTTGCAGATGCGGATGCGCCGAGGACTGCCGCAATCTGCGATCCACCAGCGGCGGCACAGGCTTCCGGCGATACCGGAACAGCAGCAGCCACCACAACTTCACGATAACCGCAGATGCGCAGCAGCGTGCCCAGTTCCGGGGCAACACCGGCGCTGCCGGACCCCTTCAGCTTGGCAGTGAAGGTGGTCTGCATGGTCATGCCACCAACTTCGGTGCCGAGACCGTCAAGCGATGCCTGCGCCGAATTGTCAGGGATCGTGATGGCGTTGGGGGTTGGCGGATTGAGACCCTCGACCGCAATGGCATCAGCGGTTGCGGCCATGGTTTCAAACGTGCCGGGGGTGCTTTCGATCTTCGTCAAAAGCAGATTGTTGCGGGTACCCAGATTGGACATGGGGTGACACTCCGTTTCGTGATGTATGGGGATCGGTAAGGATGGCGGCTTAATCACCCTTGTCGGGTGACGGGGCTTTGCCAGCGGGCTTGCCACCAGCCTTGGCGGGCTTCTCTGCCTTGATTTCAGCGGCTGACTTGCCCAGCCGTTCAACGGTGCCCTTGGTCAGTTCGATCCGGGCAGCAGGTTTCGCACCGGCGCGCATGGCCCGGTGTGACGGAATTTTTGTCATGATGGTTTTCCTTGATGGTCTGGGAATTAGACGGGTTCTGAATGGATCAGGTGAATGCCGCTTTGCTGACATCACGCGGGTTCTGGTCGATGCGGACAACGAACCGCAGCGAAAATTCAGCGCCGAAGCGGGCACCGGCTTCATCAAACAGGTCAGGGCCATCCATGCCATCTGCCGTGATGTCATCGGCAATCCCGCCAAGGGTATGATCGGCAACCAGCGCATTGGTGACCGCCTGATAATATTGATCGATCGCGACAGTGACCGCCGCATCGCTGTCACCGGTCACGGCCAGTTCAACCGCGAATTCGATGTCAATCAGTTCCTGATAGGTGTCTTCGGCATCACCCACCCGGTCATGGCCACCATCCATCATGATGATGGCCGGGGCTTCCGTTTCATTGAGCGGATGCCGCCGGTTGCGCCATATCTTACCGGTCAGGTTTTCGTCTGTATCGGCCAGCGCCTGCAGCGCCGCAAACGCCGCCGCAAGCGCCGTCTCGCGGCGTGATGTCATGGCTGCAACTCCAACTGCCAGATCAGTTGATCGGCATCAACATGGGTGACGATACCGATGCGATAGGTGGTGCCCTCGATCGTGATACTGTCACCGCCCTTGGCATCCGGCAGGTGCGCCACCGGCATCAACGCAATCCGCTTGGTCAACTGCAGGTTGGCGATGCGCCCAGCCGGTTGATTAAAGATCACCCAGACATCAACCGGATCACCACCGGCAGCCCGCTGATAGCTGGCTTCCTTGCCGAAGTCATCCGGGTGAAACTGGTTGACGATGTCGTCAAGATCATAGGCCATGATCAGGCCGCCGGGACGGTATCGGTGCCGTCGCCAGCAGCAGGATTACCGCCGCCATCAGATCCGTTTGGATCGTCATCACCGACCGGATCAGTGCCCGGATCAGCGGCCTTACCCTTGGGCTTCACCTTGGCCGGTGCCTTGGCTTTCGCCTTGGTCGCGGGTTTTTCTTCCTCGACCACCGCAACCGCTATCCGTGGCAGCATGGTGCAGGTTTCAAATTCCGCGCCTTTGATCAACACAATCTGATCGGTGGTGACGAAGGTGCCCTTGGCCTTACCTTCCTGCACCAAGCGGGAGGCAAAGCGCCGCTGCAGATCGTCGCTAAGGCCACGGATAATGTGACCAGCCGGGATCACAGTGCCCGCGCTTGCCGTCACCCGGTATTTTTTGAATGTTTGTTTCATGCCATCTGTTCCTTTGCGCATACAGAAAAGGCCGCCGGGATAAGACCCGGCGGCCTGTGTCACCATTCAGGCGAGTTGATTAGTTCTGCAGCTTGACGCGGCAAGCGCTGCGCGGCTCGCCATATCCAGTGCCCCGGCGCAGTGAGACCCCGAACCAAGCTTCATAATTTTTCTTCCAATGTTCACTGTCTTCGCCGAGGACAGCGACATCAAATTCATCGGTTTCCTGACCGATCAGGGCCTTGAAGGAACCATCGGTCCGGTAAACATCAATCTGAGTACCGGTGTATTCTGGCAGCCATGCGAAGTTCAGATCGAACTTGTCACCAAAAGCATTGATCGCCACCGGGGTTAGGTTGGTGGCGCCGCTTGGGTGCACCACAACACCGAGCGCCCCCGCAACCGCTTCCATATACTCGAGGCCACAGACCACCTTGAAGCTGCGGGCACCACTGTTGCGGAACTTGTTGCCATCATTGTTTTTGAAGCCCAGGATGGTTTTGATGCCGCGAAGGATCGCCTTGCCCATGATCTGCGATGATGGCGATGCCGCCGTGCCGCGCTGATCGGACGGAACATCACCGGCATCATCGCTGATGTCAAAAGTAACCAAGTTTGACATCTGGCCGGATTGGCCGAACACATGATCCGTGGCGAAGAAGTAATTGCGGTTATACGCGAGCGAACCTTCTGCATTGATGATCTTGTCAATGAACAGTTCACGACGATGACCGTTTGTGCCTTCCTCGATTTCTGAAATTCGCTGGTCAACCTGCGCACGGCCACCCTTTTGACCGGCATAACGCAGCACATCACCGGGCACCACAAGGCTGTCCTCATAAAGCGGGTTTTCAATCACCAGCGTGTCTTCGGAAAGTTCACGCATCTGGCGTGGACCTTTCCATAGTTTCAGACCGCCATTGATGCCGGTGAACACATGTTCTTCCTTCAACTGGTCGCTGGTCATCATGGTTGCGAGATCGTCCAGTTCGGTATCGGGCGCACGCTCGAGGCGATCATACAACTCGCCGCTGATGCCTTCTTCGGTCAGGGCGAACTTGGAATTACCAAAATTTGACATTGTTCTATCTCCGATGTCGGATTGTGTGTGAATGGATCAGGAAACGGCGGCAGCGATCAGGCCAGCCGCGCATTCAGCAGCGCATTGATTGCGGCAATGCTCGCCTGAATTTCCTTGAAGTTTTTGTTGATCACCGCTGACTGGTCAGCGTTGCTGGTATCCCCGGCATCCGCCAGTTCACCATCCGCCGTGCCGGTCAGGGTGCCGGTCAGGTCTGTCAGCGCCGGGGCACCGGCAACCGTCCGGGAAATGTCAAACCAGACCACGGCATAACCCGCAGCTGGCACTTCCTCGATCTGGCCGATATAGCTGTTGCCGGTGGCGGTCAGGGTTGCGGTCTGATCATCCGAGGCATAAACAGCCTTGTGCCGATCGGCGGCGGTCACACCGGCAATCGGCAGGGTAACAAGGCCGTAACGACGCATCTTCACGCGCTTGGCCGCTGCGCTTCCACCGGTGTTGTCGGATGGCGCAGCAGAGATGCCAACAAACCGTTCACCGGCAACCAATGGGTTGGCCAGCTTGTTTGCGGCGGAAGCCGAAACGAACGTGTTGCGGAAAATCTGGACATCGGCTTCAACAGCTTCATCGCTGTATTTATCGACATCTTGGAAATCCAGGTGAAGGTCTTTATCAGCAGGCATTGCTTGATCTCCTAACAATAAAAAAACCGGCACTATGGCCGGGCATGAATGGTTGAACTTGGTTGGCGGTGATTAGTTGCCCGACCGGGCTTTCAGACGGATGAACCCCCAATAAGCCGCAGCGCTGCCAAAACGCTTTCGGATTTCCGCACTGGCAGAAAACTGCTTTTCGGCTTCCTCTTTACTGCTTGGGCCAGTATTGCCGGGATCGCTCGGAACAGCACCGCCCGGCAATGGTGACGGCATCGCCGCCCGGCGCTTCGCCAGCGGGCTGCTGCTGCGTGCCGACCGGGATGCGCTCATAGCCTTCGCCGCCTCGAGTGCACCGGCACCGGACGTGATATGATCCGCAGCAATGTCGAAATCATCCGGGCTTTCGATCAGCCCCATGATGTCACTACACCGGGTCCGCTCTGCGGCGACAGCAGCGGCAATGGCCTCACCGCCGTCAACCGTATCTTCATCATCTTCGGCGGCCATGGTGTCATCACCGGCAATGGTGTCCGCATCATCTTCGGCGGTCATGGTATCGTCACCGGTGATGGTGTCCGCGCCATCTTCGGCGGCCATGGTGTCGTCACCGGCAATGGTGTCCGCACCGTCTTCGGCAGTGATCTGATCACCACCGCTGTTGCTGCTGAATTGCTTGCTCATTGTTGCCGTACTCCGTTCGGTTTTGGCTTGGGTTAATCGCGGCGGCACATGGCCACCACTGGTTGCTTGTTCGCCGATCCATGCCAGCGCATCAGCTTCCGACATGATTGCATCGACAAGGCCAAGTGACTTGGCACGCTCGCCAACGAATACATTGGCTTCCGTATCCATGACGGCCTGTTCACTGATGCCGCGATTGGCCGCCACACGGCCCACGAATACGGCATACAGATCATCAATCTGCTGCATGACCGATGCGGTGCTTTCATCGTCCAGCGACTTGAATTGCGCGAGATCGGACTTGCGCGCACCGCGCTGCAGATAGGTGACCTTCAAGCCGTCATTTTCAGCGGCGGCGGTGAAGTCATAATGGGTGACAATCACCCCGATCGATCCGACCAGACTGTCAACCCCGGCGATGATCTGCCGCGCCGATGCCGCCAGCGCATAGGCGGCGGAACAGGCGAGGTTGGAAACCACGGCATAGACCGGCTTGATCTGGTCAACCTTGGCAATCCGATCAGCAAGGCCAAAGCATGACCCGCATTCACCGCCCGGCGAATTGATCCGCAGGGCAATCGCCTTGACCGCAGGGTCATCAACAGCCTGATCGATCTGGCCTGAAATCCATTGATAGGATGTCATCCCCGACCATGGCGCACAGCCATTGGTTTCGTGCACCAGCGTGCCATCAATATCGATGACGGCAACACCACCCTCGATCACCGGCGCTTGCTGGTATCCACGTTTTTCCGGGCTGGACGCCGTATCAACGAAGGCCGCTTCCGGCAGCGGATCGACATCGATCCCGAAGCGCGGGCCAAGGATGCCCATGATGGTTTCCATTTTTGACTGGTCAATCATCATCGGACGGTTCAGCACCCGCGCTGCCAGCAACGGCAGGCGGGTGTTGTTCATGTCAGTCATCATGCTGTTCCTTATTCCGCGTCAACCTGATTAGGCCGGATGGCGTCATCCTGTGCTGCGTTCGGATCGATCGCGGGTGCGCCCACCAGCCCGGCTTCATCACGCATTTCCTGTTCGCGTGACAACTGCCGGTGGTTGGCATTGAAATCGCCGCCGGTCAGCTTCGCCGTTTCATCCTTGCGGGTGGACAGACCGGCTTCAATCCGCTTGGTTGCGGCGGAAACCGCCTTCTGTTCATCCATCTGCGGCATCGGCGGGCCAACCCATTTGGCTTGGCACCACGCTTCCCGCATCATGGGCACCTGATCGAAACCGGACAGGGTCATCAAATCGCGATCCTGCGCTTCCTGCAGCATCAGTTCATAGGCCCATTGGCAAAATTCTGAATAGAATTCACGCCGCCGAATGAACAGCCGCCAGACCTCGCCAAGCGCGCCGCGCGAAGCCGAGTATGACGACTGAAAATGCCGCGTCAGAACCTCTTTTGACAGATCCGTTCCGGCGGCAATTTCCGCCACGATCGCATCCCAGAACTGGGCAAATGCGGTGTTCGGGCGATTGACCGCAATCGATCCGATTTCTTCACCGGCCTGCATGTCCGAAAACACCATGCCCGGCCCGAAATCAACATCCGTGACCTGAAAGCCGTCGCCATCCTGCCGATCACCGGCAGCATCGGTTGGCAACCCGCCATCACCGTCCAGGGTTTTCTTGAACACGGCCAGACAGGCGGCCAGCACCGATGCGGTCAGTTCTGCTTCTGTCATGTCTGACAACTGCTTCAACTGCGAAATCACCGGTGCCAGCAGCGGCACGCCCCGGTTCTGACCGGCACGGGCCAGCAACGGGTCCATGACGTGATAGACATACCGGCTGCCATCATCGGCAAATGCCGGGATGCGACGCCACGTCAATCCCTTGGTCTGGGTCCGGCCATATCCTTCCGGGTATCCGCTGCAAACATGATAGGCGACGATCCGCCCGAATTCGTCACGCTCAACACCACCGGCAATCAGCGCATCATCCGGCCTGCGGTCAGGGTTGCTGACCCGTTGCGCCTCGATCACCTGCAGCCGCGTGGTAAACGTGGTGCGTTGCAGGTTATCGCCGTCATCGACCGCGACAACCAGACAATCACCCGACACCAGCATGGCCGCGAAAATGATCTGTTGCAGTGCATTGAACGACCACTGCCGGTTGAAGTCTGCCGACTTGCACCAGATGCGCCACAGCATTTCCATCTGCTTTGACATCTGGGCTTCCGTGGCCGGGTCAAGCTGCAGGGACTCGCCATCCGGCTGCGCATCCAGACGCAACCCGCCGCCAACGGTGTGCCCAACATGGGTGGTGATGATCGACTTGGGTAGCGCACCCGTGGTCACATGCTCGAGCGACAGGGCACGGGCATCGGAAATATCCGTCAGCAGGCTTTCATTGGCCGATGCCTTGTTGCCCCGCCGCTTCCGATGCACCCGCTTTGCTTCCGGTGACAGGGTGCCACCGGTAGCGGCCATGACCCGGAAACGGTTTTCAACCCGCTTGGCGACCAGACCCGGTGCCACCGGCAGCAGCATTTTATCCAGCGTAGTCATGGAAAAGCCGGGCTTTGATGTAACTTTTTTCATCGATCAACCCCCGAAATAACTGCCGCGACCACTGGAAAAATGACCGCGACCGCCACGCGCTTCCTTGCGCAGCTTGGCTTCCAGTCTGATTTCCCGCTGTTCCAGATCAGCGAGATTGGCGCGGGTAACGGTTTTGCCATCAATCGAAAACGACTGATTGCGCATCACGGCGGAAATCGCTTTCTGGACTTCCGCCAACTGTTCTGCGGTGGTGGTCATGCTGCATCCCTTCGGTCACGCGCCATCAAACGCGGCGTGACCCGCGCTTGATAACCCGCTTGTTTGTTGTCGTTTCAGTTGCCGGGGCCGCTGCCGGGGCGGCTGATGGGCCGCTGGTATGAAGCGGCGATTGCAGCCGGTCGAGCAGATCAAGCTGCGGTTGATTGGCGCTGCCAAAACGGTCGATCGACATTTTGCGCCAGTCATCCAGCCGCCATGTCCCCATGCCCAGCTTATAGGCGGCGACATGGGCATAGACTGCACAATCCAGCCCCTCACAGGCTTGGTTCGGTTTTGGTTCCCACCGCATCACCGTGCGACCGCCACGCTGCGGCTTATGCACCAGCACTTCGGCGGTCATCTGCTTGCAGGTGTCAATGTCAATGTCGTTCGGCAGGAACACATACCCCGGCGGATATTCACCCGTGTCAGGATCAGGGCCGTCGAGATTGAGCGCCGAATACCATGCACCTTTGCCAATCCATGTGCCGACACTGAACCATGTGATGCGGCGCGTCTTGGCACCGTTCACACCCTTGGAAATTGCCTGCTTCGGCGCGGACAGCAACGGCGCATTATGGCCATCACTGCCGCCCTTGATCGCCATGACATCCGACTTCCCGGCGGCAAAGCGATAAACTTGCTGCGTGCGATACCGGCTATCGACCGCCATCATCTTGATGCGCAGGGTGTGTCCTTGGGCATCGGTAAATTCACGGCGGCGGACTTCCTCCAGCGCGATGAACGGTGCCATTTCATTGGTGTCGCCTAGCAGCACCAGATGCGCAATCAGGTATCTGGTTTCGAGCACGCCCCAGCCATAAATATAAACCTCGATCCGGTCCTTCTGGACATCCGCACCGGCGGTCAGGAACAGCACACCATCGGGGATGGTGCCCTGCGCATAATCACTTTTCAGCGCCCGTTCATGCAGCCGTTCGGCGTCAGGTGCATCCCCTTGGATCGGGAAGGCCAGACCCAGCCACAAATTCCAGAACGTCTTTTTCGCCTCGATCGACCCTTCCGCATCAAGCCATGCTTCAACCAGCTTGTCCCATGTGGTCAGGTTGGACACCAGCGCATCGATATGAAACGACCGGTGATATTCCATCCGTTCGGGATGGGTTGCCACCGGTTCACCATGGGCGACCATGGCACGCTTCTGGTACTCGCGAATTTCTTCATGGCACGACACGCATTCAATGCGTGGATCATATGGCCATTTTTCGTTGTACCGCAGGTTGGCAAATTCCAGCCGCTGCAGCGTGCCGCAATGCGGGCATGGCACATGCCAATACTCCTGACTGCCTGCCAGAAAATCGGCATCCATCAGGCATTCATCTTCGAGCGTCGGGGTTCCCAGACGCAGCGACTTGTAATTGCCCGTCGCGTGATAGGCGATGTGGCGGGCCTCGACCATCTTGATCGGCGAACCCTGACCGGCAAGATCAGCTTCATATTCGCCAACCTCGTCACAGATCGACCGGCGCACCGTGCGCATCCGCAGTTCAGATGGGCTGCCAGCGCCAGCCAGCGCGCACCAGCCGCCGGGGAATTTTTTGCGCTTGACCGTGCTGCCTTCGCGCGACCGGCTTTTGACATCCGCGACCTTGCCCGACAGCGCTGGGCTTAGGCGGATTGCCGGGTCCAGCTTTTCTTCAATGAAGTTTGTCCGGGCCATCGTCGATGGCTGGACAACCAGCATTTGCGTCGGCTCGCAATCAATCGTGAACCCGATCCAGACCAGCGCCAGGGTTGATACACCGGTCTGCGCCGACTTGCGCACAGACACGATATTGCACGGATCACTATCGCGCAGGGCTTCCGCGATCGGGCGCAGATACGGCGTTTCATCAAAGCTGTATAGCTGGCCTTCAAACGGGCCATCGGGAACATAGAAATTGGCTTCCGCCCAATCGACTATGCTGGCATCAACCGGCGGGGCGAACATCGCCGCCAGCACCGTCGCCATCACTGGCAGCGCTTTCGCGTACATCCGCAACCCCTAAATCTCTGGCAAGATCGCCCATGGTTTTGGCAACCTGTTTTCGATAGTCATTGACCGCCGCTTCCCACACCTTCCGGTGCGCGGGCTTGTCACCGGTTTTCAGCGCGGCGGTTTCTTCCGCCTTGCGCGGCATCATCACCAACCCTTGGATCAGTGTTTCCGCCAACCGGGTCATGGCGTCTTCCAGTTCTTCAACCGGGATCAGCTCACGGGCCTGTTGCCTGAATTCTTCTTCTGCCTTCGCCAGCGCCAGCTTTTCCCGGCGCAGTTTCAGTTGCCGGACTTCCGCCACATCCAGTTCGGCTTGGCTTGGCTGGCGCGGCGCGGCTGGTTCGACCGCGTCAAGCGCGGCCAGATCATCACCGGCATCGGCATCACCGTCATCAAACAGATCATCGTCGCCGCGATCGGCGGCGGCAGCCTGCAGCTTGATTGTCTCGCCAACATCCCGGCTGTCATTCCACGCTGCTTTCAGCGCGGGCCACAGATATTCAATCCGGCGTTCACTGATCCGGTTGACTACATGCGGCGGCAGCCGCCCGTTGTTGCGGGCCTTGGACAGCGCACGCGGCGTTACGCCCAGAAGCTTCGCAGCCTTGGTTGCACCAATCCATTGCCCAGCACTGTCTGCACTGGTCATCGGAACACCTATCGGAACATTGATCGGAACTGTATTCGGGTTATCGGTACCCAGTTTCAGGGCTTTGAAACTGACCACATTCCGGGGCATTTTCACCCGTATATGCTGCGGCTCAGAGGGACCCGCGTTTATTGCAGAAGTCAGGCCGGGCGCTACCCCGGCTATGGTTCTGACGTAACCACCGTGTCCGCGCCTATCACATCGCGCGGGTCAGGTTGTGACCCCTGCCGCGCTTCTGCTTTCAGCGCCGCTGACTTCTGCAATGAACGCCGGACACAAAAAAGGCCGCGCAAAGCGCAGCCCCAGATCACCGGCCCAAAAGAAAACGCCCGAGGCACTTAGCTTCGGGCGTTCTTAACCGTTCGGGCAATGTGTCAAAGTTTTTCCGCAGCGTCAACCCCTATTCCACGGCAAGCGGCGATCTTTTTCACGTCGCACATCGAAGCGGGTCAGCAAATGGCTGTTTTCCGCCAGATAATCACTGACCAGCAGCATGGCGGCATGGAACAATTCGTATGATTTCCGCATGACCGGCAGGTCAGCCGGAGCATCAAGCACCATGACGGCGGTATAGACAGGCCGCTTTGACACCGGATCATATTCGGGAATGGCCTCACGCGGGTCTGATCCGGCCTGCCAGCCCCGGCGAGGCACAAACCGGCAGCGCGGCGACAGATGCGCATCAGGGGCACACCCGGTCAGGCCGAACTGGACCAGCATCATCCGCTGCTTGGCCGAGCAAAGCCGCTCAACTACGGCATCGACCGCTTCCGCATCGCGGTGAACGTTGGACACCTTGGCACCGCCGCCGGGGTTGGTATCAACCCGGATGCCAAGCTGGGACATGTCGAGCGCAGCACCGAACCCGGTTGATGGCTGCCAAGCCGGACCCCGATGCGCAAGCTGCAGCGCATAGGTCCAGTGCAGCAGCCGCTCCAAAGTGACGGTTTCCTTGGCCTTGGGATGGTTCAGAGTATGGCCGGGACAGTTATGGGACGGTTGGTGAATTTGTGGCATGATATTTTTATCCAGATATAACGGGTGGTTATGGAAAGTAATGGGACGGTTGGGACGGTTGGGATAGTAATATAGGTAAAAGTAATAACGCACACACAGGCAGGCGCATTATGGGAAACCCAGAAAATACCGTCCCAAGCGCCCCAACCGTCCCAATAGCTGCGCCAAGTGATTGTTTCCTAATCACTTTGATATTTATGGCAGCGGCATCAAACCGTCCCAATACCGTCCCATGACGGCGCGGAACCGTCCCATAATACTTAATAGGCATCGTCATCAGCCCCATCTACACTGTCCCCGGTTGTCGCACTAATGCTGTCTGCTGCCTCACTGGACAGCCCCATGTCATCGGTGATTATCAGCCCCTTCCACATCATCGTGGACGACTTCATGCGGACATATCCCTTGGCCTGCAGCGCCTTGTTGAAGCCACGCTGGCTGACCACCGGTATGGCGTTAGCCCGGCAGTATCGCTCATAGACCTCAAACAACCGCGCCGATGTCACGGTTTCCCCCGGTGCCTTGGCGGTACAGATTTCAAGGAACTGTCCGACCGGGTCACTGTCCTGCCGGTATTCGGACGTTGCCGCCCGCACGGTGTCCGGGATATGCAACCCGCATTCCGCCCACATCCTTGCCCCGTCCAGCAACCAGTTCAGGATGCCACTGGCTTCCGCCTGCAGCTTGGCAGGCAACCCGGAATCCCGCTGTTCCTCCGGGATCGTTGTTTCCCAAGGTATGAGCAGGATGCGCCGCCAGATGCCATCATCCGTGCCGTAGATATTCGGCTTGTGGTTACAGGACAGCACCAGCTTGAACTGCGGACTGAACGTAAACTGTTCCTTGTAGAGCGCCCGCGCACTGACTTCCTCGCCGCCGGTGATAACCTTGACGAGACTTTCCGACAGCCTTGATCCCACTTCCGGTTCTGCGGCCCTGACCAGCCGGACCCCCGGCAGCCGGACCAGATCAGGCGTGGCATCACCACCACCCTTGCGGCCATCGGCCATAAAGGTTTCGATCGGCACCGATGCCGAATAACTGCCCATGATCCGGGCAATGGTTTCAATGAACGTGGACTTGCCGTTCGCGCCGCCGCCGTAGTTGACAACCAGCACCTGTTCGGTGGTCTTGCCGGTCAGGCAATAGCCCATGTAACTCTGCAGAAAGCGCTGAATATCCGGGTCTGGCTGGACGATATTCAGAAACCCGCGCCATTGCGGACATTCTGCATCGGGATCATAGACCACATTGCCAATCCGGCTGATATAGTCACTCCGCTTGAACCGGCGCTTTCTGACCTGATCCTTGCCGCTTGTGTCGGACGGATCAGGCAATGTGATGGTGCCGTTGCCGAGCGAGAGCATAAACGGATGCTTGTCGAGAGCATCCGGCGGGCGCGACAGATCAACTTTGGATATTTCCGTCATTGCCTTGATCTTGGCCAGATCACCCGACCGTTCGCCGAACTTCCTGTGCCGTATGACGGCATCATTAGCGGCTTTCTTGACCTGCTTCGGGTTGCCGTCATCATCACGCCGCCCCATCAGATACTGGTAAAGCGCCGCCGCTTCCGGTCCCTGAATGCTTGTGCTGACATCACGGCACCGGCGCATGACCTCTAGGTCGCCTTCCTCACGGTCCCAGTA